AATGCCGTGCTCGCGTAACATCTGAATCCAGCAGACATCATGAAGCGTCATCTGCCGGGCATAGTTTTCCGCCTGCTCGGCGCAGGTAAAAACAATCGGCTTCCTTTTTGGCATACGCAAAATGATCTCTCCTTTAACCGACACAAACGCCATGTCGTCCGGTATTTCTTTTTTACATTTACTGCAAATCAACTTGTCCATCGATTACTCCTTCCGACAGGTTCGCGTGCTTGGTAAATTTCTGCAACAAGCCGTTCAGGGTCGTTTTATTGAACGCCGCGTCTTTAATTCCAATACTCTTGATCCGGCTGATCACGCCGCCGTCATTGACCTTGTATAAAATGACTCCGTTCAAGAACTCGCCGTTCTCGAACTCAATCACCACCTTGTATGGAATCAATCCCTTTGCCATTCTTCCTCCTAAATCCCGTGGCTGTGCCAGTCGAACATCCCTGCTTGCGCAACGCCCTGGGCGTCAAATAATTTCACCGTAAAACCGGTGATACTTTTGTCCGTAAACTGAGAATAGATACCGCTCCCGCTTCTTATTTCTATATGCACGCTCGGCTCCTCATGATAGGTCTTACCGAAAAACACTTGCATGCCGTCGGCCGCCGAAACCACCGTATCGTTGCCGTAATCATCCACGTCCGGCAGATCGCCGAAATATTGAAATGTCGAGCACGTAATGTCGTCGCCGATATTCTCCCGAGACAGCGTCATTTCAATTTGAAAATAGCGGCAGTAATAATCGCCGGGCTGATAATCCTCCCAATCCTTCCATGTGATATTGTCTTCCGAAATCCGGATGCGAAACGCCGCCGCCCTTTGTGTTTCCTGCCCGGTAAAACGATACGAAGGGCTGGTGTTGAACTTCATAACGTCATCACTGTCGAACCGCCTGCCCAGCGAGGTAGAAACAACAACGTCAATCCCAATATACGCGCTCGCCACATACCCGAAATCCCTGACCGGCGTCGTATACGTCCCGGACATAACACCCTCAGTGATCACGATAGAATCGCCGCTCTGCTCGGTATTATTTTTTGTTCCCTCCCACAGAGGATGTTCCTGATACTCAGCGATAATGTTCCTGAACGGAATCTCCGTGATCGTGACAACCGCTTCCTTCGCGTTGACGGAATAATTGTCCGAAGTATCTATCGCCTTGATCCAGTAACTCTGTCCGACTCCGCGTTTGACATCCTTGGTTAAATAATGCGTCCCTTGCTGAAGCGTGATAAATTCGCCGCTGTCCCAATCGAGGCCGCGCCGGATCTCATACCCCCAGACATCCACATCAGGAATCGGCGTCCAGCCAAAATAAAGCATGTCACGATTGCGGTTGACCAAAAACGACGGCACATCCGAAGGCGGTGCTGATTTACCGACAATGGTGATCTCGCTTTCCGGCGCACTGCCAAGGGCGCTTTCCTCATTCAAGGAATCAAGAGAAGTCACCTTGACCTTATAAGTCTGATGATCGACGATGTCCCCGATGATCCGAAAATTCGTCCCGGAAGTTTCGCCGCGGTCGCGCCAGCTTTTCCCGCCGTCGTCGCTGATATAAATCTTCGCTTTGGCGTATGACTTCACGAAATGATCCACGTAAGCCGGGCGGTCGAACCAGACATCGATCGCGTTCTCGATCGTTCCGTCTGTCTTCTTAACCAGAGATTCGGTCAACGCAAGATTGCCGACTGCCGGTATCTCGCTCGACAAGGACGAATAATTATTTTGCGGAAGGATAATGTCTGAATCGTCATAAACCGCCTCGTTATATTCCAACGCGGATATCTGAACCTCGCTTTTGCCTTCCCGCTGGACGGCTACAACCCTGAAATCTTTTTTGACTTTATTGGTTTCGCCTATCGCAAAAACATCGTAGGCCTGCGGGTCCTGCGGGAACGCTTCGCAGGAAACCTCCGTATGTGTTCCGGTCGGCGAAGTGATAAGCATCTCCTCAATCGTGTCATCCGAAAAACGAACCTGAATCTTGTAGGATTTACCGTCTTCAATGACCATCTCGCGGTCTAATTTGACAAGCACTGCCGTACTGCCCTCCTGCACCCGGCCGGAAAAACCCCACTGCGGAACATCGTGCGATATCGAAATAACATCCCCGGCCTGACACGCAATCGCGTCTATCCCCGCCTTAAACGTCACAGAGCGGTTGATGTACCGCGCGACCTTCAACGCGTAACGCGCCGCGCGTATCGCATAACTTGCACCTGTCGTGAAAAGCCTGATCTGACTTTTACGCATCGGTTCGCCGGAAGCCAGCAACTCCTCATCGATATAAGCAATCGTTTCCTGCTGATAGTTTTTCTCTTTATCGGTGAACTGAACCTCGATTACGTTCGGCACTTCTTTCATGGTCTTCCAGCTCTGCGCGAACGAATCTTTAACGATACTGCCCATGCCGAACAACTGCGTCGGAACGGTTATCTTGTCGATCTTAAGCGCCAAACCACCCGCGCTGTAAACCGGCATGGCGTTGAACACGGCGCATAACTGAATCAAGACATCGAGCGCTTTATTGTTGCTGTCGATCACCACATCCATACGGAAACGTTTTTCATAGCCGCCCTTGCCGTCCGGAACTTTCTCCTCGCAGTACTGCGACATTTCAAGAAGCGACGCGTTATCAAGGTTCGCGGATGAAATGAACTCGCCCAAACCGTAACGGTTGGCAATAATGAAATCCCGCAGGCACCAGACCGGGTTCGCCGAATACCTCTGGGCGAACGCCACTCCGTCCCACGAAAGCAAACTATCGTCTACCAGCAGACGGTAATCGGCCCCGTCCCAATAATAATCATCCCAATCAACCGGATCCCCGGCATTGCGCACATCCGGCACCGAAACCTTCCGCCCCTTTACAATCGCTGTGATATTCGGCATCGATCCCGAAAGCTGATCGGTGGCCAGAAGCTGAAGCCCCAGAAGCGCGGTGTTGGGATAACTCAAGTCATCCGTTTTGATCTCATCGATCTGAAACAACAGAAGATCGCCCTGCTTGAGCGGCTGAAGCGAACTATCCTCGCTGGTGCGAGTAATACGGATGTCGTACTGGCCCGGCGTAAGGCCCGCCTTGCGAAAGACGCGCCTCACCGACGAACGCGACTGCGCCGAAATAGTCGTTTCGCCCAAATCGATATACGTCCCGGATGAATGCTCTTTGTATTCGACGCGGTAAGCAACACTCCAGCTTTGAATATCGCCAGAACTGGAATTCTGCTGATACAGGCCGTTATTAAGCCGCAGGTGGATCTCGAACGCCTCCACATCCGAATCGACCGTGGTGTAAATGTAAGGATTGTTTTGCGTGAGGTTGGCGCTGACCGGATAAATATTGTGCAGATCCTCAAAATTCGGGATTATGCTCTGATAATTTGTGCCGAACCGCTTGCTGACCGTGACCCCTTCGAAATTATCGATCGGATTATTATTCAACTCGATGCTCTCTGCCGACTCGATCTCGCCTTCGCAAATCGCCAGAAGCACATTTAAATAATGCTTGTCCCCGTCTTCCCACAAAAACTGATTGATAATATTTCCGCCGACGCGGTGCTCGCCGTACACGACCGCTACCGGCACACCGACCTCTTGAATGGTCTGCACACCGTCCCATCCGTATGTCGGCGATCCCTCATCAATACCGCTTGAACCGAGATTGAAGTCCGGCATCTTAGGCTGGTTCATGTATTGATAAATCGAATAGCCCATGGAAAGAACAAAGAACGTGAAAAGAAACGGATGCGCGACAGCGGCCGCCCAGACCGCTGAGATAATAAATGAAATAACCGCAACCACCGGGGCCTGAACTTCCGGCGCAACAACGATCTCGTCGCCCTCTTCGATTCGCGAATCGAGATCTTCAATGCGCTTTCCGGTAACGATGACCCGCTTGTCTTTGTAATCAAACCCGGAATTGTCGAGATACTCGCGCACGGATTTGCTTCTGGAATAGGTGAACTCCAGAGCCTGTGCCTCTTCCGGCTTAAACGGATTGTCGATATTACGAATCGATATCATTTTTTTAACCTGTAAAAACCTTCTGTTTTTGTTTTCCACGACACATCAGCAAGCCGCGACATCACAACTCCCTGACGGCAACAATGGATAAACCGCCGGTTGCCGAGTACGATGCCCGCGTGATCGGCCACGCCTTTGGAATTGATGAACAATACCGCGTCCAGCGGCCGCGGCGCCTCAACGCGCTCCCAGTCATGACCGCAATACTCCTTGAAATAATCTTTGCCGCTTAATCCCCAAACCCGGCTGTATTCCAGATCCTCAATATCGAACAGCCGGTACCCCAAATCGGCATACACGAACTTGAGAAGTCCCCAGCAGTCCAACCCCTCCATCGTCCGGCCCCGGTGGCGGTACGGTATACCGAGATACTTGCCGATGACCGCCTTTTCTACACCACGTAGATCCGGCGCGTCGGTACGGACGGAAACGCCCCGAACCGGTGATAATTCTCCAGCACCTTGCACCGCTGTTTGGTTTTGTTGCATGAAACCTCTCCTCCGATATACCCGCATTCGGCAGACTTAAACTTCCATGCGCAGTAATTACGCGCGTACCTGCGCGCAGGCAGATCAACGCCCAGAACATCGAACTTGCCGGTCAAGGTGAACTCGACGCTCTTCTGGTCTGCTGTATAACTGTCGATATAAAAAACGTCGTCCATGTGCGCGTCCGGATCCGCCAGCCGGTCGGCCCAGACCATGCGGATCGTGACCTTCTTCCCGCGCAGGTCGAACTGCTCAAGATAGAGCTGAATAAACCGCGATACGTTCGCAAGCCTCACCTTGACCTGATCGATCTGCCCCTGATTGTTCTCACCGATAAACTCATGCGTAATCGGGAACTTCGAATACACCAGCCCCTGATACGTCACATCCTGATCGAACCCAGCAACCCGCAAGTCATTAATGGAGTCGTACTTTTCGAGGACGTATAAAAAGATGGGCGCGTTCTCCTGCTTCGATTTCTCGTTTATAAATTCGGGACTGATGTCTCTCGGCATTACTTCACCTCTATAAAATCGAATTCGAAGTCATACACTTCGTACGCTTTCATCGTGAATTTAAAACTGTCGTCGGAAAACCTGACCGTGTATTCGGTACCATCATTAGGATTCGTCCATGAGAACGACATAAACGCGCCGTATTTACCGGAAAAGAAATTCCGCATCATCTCCATATCCGCCTTTGTCCGGTTGGAAAACCTGAGTCGCCATTTGTGTAACGGTGCCGCCCACTTGCGCCTGCGCTGTTCAACGCCGCTTTCAAACTCCGAAATAAGCGTCTTGTATTCCAGCGTCTCTTCAAAAACAAAATCCGGTAAATAACTAAAATCGCTCATGCGTAACTCCTGATCACCGAACGGATCTTCCCATTGTTGTAAATGTCGTCGGCAATTGCGTTCGAAAGCATCTTGCGGTTACGCCAGACATCCTGCGCGTCCCACGCCTGAATGACCTGATTAACGTTGATCGTGACACCGCCGCCGCCCAACGACTCTCCGCGGTTAAGCGCACGCAGGTTATCCGACCCGCCTAACGACTGCATTCCCCTGCGGGAAAGCACGCCTTCGCCCGTTTGCGCGATGATCGGCACCTCATCCGGTGCAAGACCCGAATGCGCCCGGATAAACGCGCGGTTGCGCTTTTCGACTGTTCCTCCGCTATGAAACAAACTCGCCACCGGCACGCCGAAGATCGTGCCGCCCGCGCCTGCCATCGCCGTAAATATTTTGATCAATAGAAGCTTCGCCAAGATGTTCGAGATCATCTGTAGAACCGCCCTGCCGAAGTCCGCGAACACCTCTTTGATACTGTGAAGCTCGCCTGTAAACGCCTTGAAGAAAAACTGCGAAAAAGCGTTCTGCATGTTATGCGCCGACTGCTTGGCAAACTCTTCCATAACATTAAACTGCTGAGCCGCCTCTTCCGCGCTCTTGCCCACATCCTTGGCAACGTTCTTCAATATCTCCGCTGTCTTATCACCGGTCTCCTTGACCTTGGCAAAAACAAGGTCATACTGCTTCATCGCGTCCCGCGCGCTTTCCTGCGCGGCCAGATTGAATGCCGTACGCGCTTCTTCAAGCCCTTGAGTCAATCCCTCGACATTGAAATGAATCTTGTTCTCTTCCAGCGACTGCGAAAACTTCTCAACCTCCGCGGACGCCTGCCGATATGTTTCACCGACACTGCCGGGAAGCTTGCCCAAAAGGTCATAGAATTTGATTAGCGGAACCATGAGCGATTGAAAAAAGTCCACGGCAAACCCTAAAAGACCGTTAAGAGCGGTAACTATCCCCTGAATGAAACCTTTGACTGCCCCTGCGCCGTATTCGAGAATCGTAAAGACACCCGCCACCAGATGATTTGCAAACCCCTGCAGAAACCCCAGCACCTGCCAAAGCGACTGACCTGCCTTTTCCATAAAATCATTCCATTGGGATTTAAGCATCTGCACCTTTTCGTAGCTGGTCATCATCTCGAGATTCACCGCTTCAAGATGCGTCTTGCTCTGCGCAAGGATATGATTGGCCATGGCCTGCGCCATGTGGTATTTCTGAACCTGCTCAACGGTCTTGCCGGTTGCCTTGGCATATTCTTCAGCCGCGTCTTTAAGCGACAGCTGAAGCCCATATGAACGCCTGAGCGTCGTAACCAGCCCGCCGGTGACCGCGCTTGAAATGTTCTGAAATGCCTCTTCAGTCGTGGTGCCGAATATCCGCGCTTCGGCCCGCGCCTGTTTCATTAGCGCCGTGACCTGATCCATATTCAAGCCCTGCGCCATAAGCGCCGAAACCTTATCTGCGACGTTGGAAAAATTGACTGTTTCCTTTGAAGCCTCCATGATCGCCTGCCGCATTTTTTGCGAGTCTATACCAACACTCTCCGCCATGCGGCTGAAACTCTGCTCGATCTGTTGCGCCTTCGCGCCCATTTCCATAAGATCCCACGCCTTGCGAAGCGCCATAATGCTCGCCGTAATGGCCGCGGTGATCGCAATCCAATTTTGCTTCCATGCATTAGCGAATCTCTGCAGATTGCCGCGTACGCCCTCAAGACGTTTTGTCGCCTCGTCCTTGAGCCGCAATATGATCGAAAGTTCTTTATTCGTCATCGTTTGAACCTGTCCCTTCTTTTCTGCATCTCCTGCTCGATTGCCTGCAGTTCCTTTTCGATCACTTCGAAAGCATCGAGCATTTTGGCCGACTGGTCGATCCAGCCGCCCGCGTTCGGCAGATATCCCTGCCTGTAAAACTGAAATGCCCTTATAAAGCTCGCCGACTCTCTCGTGACGATCTTAAAAGGGCATCCTCGATACTGCGTTCCGTTAAGCTCCCAGACTTCCTGCCCGGGCACTTCATACTCGCATTGAATCTTTCTCCCGCTTAAACAGCTCTGGCAGTTCAGGGTGAGGCCGCCCAAATGAACCGCCACGATCAGTTTTTTTGTTCGCCCTCCGACAGTTTCGATTCGTTCAATATAACCTCGGCCAGTTCCTGCCTCAACTCATTCGGAAACATGGCAATGATCCTGTCCGGAACGACGTTTCTCATCTTGCCCGCGTAATGAATGGTCTCAAACTTAAGCTCGACCGGCTTCTTGGTCTCGGGATCCAGAAAATTCGTCAGACCCTTAAGCCCGAACTTGATCGCCGTGATCTGCCGCTTGTTCCAATTGAGCCTGACCTTGGCCTTATCGTTGGGATTGGTCGAGCTCATCTCGTACGTACTGCTTTCATCGTCGACCTCTGCCCTCAACACCGGATCCAAAAGCCCGATATGAAACACGCTCGGATTCTCTTTGTCCGGATCGAGTTTCGAAACATATTCGCGCGTAGCATTGACATCAATTCCCGTAATCATAAAAACACCTCCTGTTTATAAAAGTAATAAAGCGAGTTCATCATCCCCCGGCTCCATCGAACCAGTCAGATCGAACGACGTCTGCGCCAGCTGTATGCCGTCGCGGTCTCCGTCATCGACCTTGTTATAAACAATCCCGGGAACATAGAACCGGAACTTATTGCCTTCAGTTTCTCCGTACGCCAGATCGAGTACCATCGGCGTATTGCCGAACCACTTGGAGAAGAAATCATGCGAGGCAACCGGAACCATTTCCGGATTAAACGACCCTTGCATGTCCCGGCCGGTGATCATGTAAGACAAAATTCCTTTTGCATCGTCGATCTTGTCCTTTGAAGCCAGCGTATTCGACACGTCGATCTCCATCTCACCGACATTAAGCGACACCCCGTCGCAGGACATGACCGCGTTCAAAAGCACCGGCGGCACCGTATCGTCGAAGCTCACGCCGGTAAACATCGGCGTATCCGTAACCCCATGCTCAACGCCCTTGAAACTGAAATCGAGTGTCGCCGGTTCGCCGATCTTGAAGTTGAACTTGACCGTCCCTCGGCAACCTTTAAGAAGCTTCGCGACACCGTCCTCATAAAGCCCCATGGTCAAAGAAACCACGGAACTGCTGACCGGTTTGATTTCAAAACCGGCATCCGACGGATCAGCCGATGCCATGGCAACAGCTCCGGAGGTCCCGCCGGTCATGTTTTCCCCGGTCTCGAACGTCCCGGTTAACGCGACAAAATACAGCGTCGGCGCACCATTTGCCGTCCTGATCACAACCCTGCCAGTCGCGCCCGAAGTGTTTCCCGTGATTGTTTCACCGTGCAGATAAGGCCCGCCTGTAATCGCGCCGATGGATATTTTCTTTAAAGCATTCGACAGAAAACCGCAGGCCCTGACCAGCCGCATCCACTCAGGCTCGACCGTTATCGAACCGGATCCTTTCAGCTCGATACTGAAATCGATCCCGGCCGAGCGTTTTCCCGCCAGCTTACCCATCTTGGTCAAAGACGCGCGCACGGGATCCCGCTGGTACATCTGCGGATCGTAACTTGCCTTCGGTGAAAAGTTCACCAGAATGCCTGCGTCGGCCGCCAAGAGGGTTTCCGCTGTTCCCTCTACAGACTCTATCTTCGCCGCAAGCTGGCGTTTTCTTATGAGCATTGACATTGCAATCCCTCCTTTTAGTTCTTTGCTGTCGGGTCCGACCGTAAATGCCGGTAGCGGACTCGAAGTTCCATGATGATCCCCGCGTACGGCTGGGCCTCGGTCGTTTCAAACGGCGTTGTTCCCGAAACGTCCGTATCAATCGCCATACCCCCGCATGTCGGGTCCTGCAGGATAGCCTTCTTGATATCGCCCTGCAGTCTGTTCAAATAGGTGTCCGTCGGCACCGGATCGTTCTCATCGGTTATGAAAAATATGTCCAGATACAGCGTCATAAGGCACTCTTCGAACATATTCGGAAGACTCGATTCGTCCTCATCACCCGGGCTGATAACGACCATCGGCATATCGACCATTCTGTTGCCGTGCATCGACCAGCGCTGAACTGTGGCAGGGGTGAAATCGAAATTGTACCCGTTGGCGATCGTCACGCCTTCGAGCACTGTCTTGATGTTCTGCAATATCCGTTCTCTGACCGTTTCCATCAGATCTTCCTCAATGCCTTTTCGATCGATTTATTCAAAATATCTATCCGGTAATTCATCAACCCGTCCCATGTCCGGTAAAACCCGAGCCGCGGTTTGATTCGCACCGACCGCTTCAGCACATACAACGGTAAAACTTTCTGCGCGCGTTTCGTTACCCGCGCAAGAAACGTCTCACCCTTCCAACGCAATGCCCGGACGTTTTTCAATTCTTTGGGCTTTTTATACCGCGCTCGGAGTTTCCCCGACGGCGTGAACATTTCCGTCCTCGCTGATAACGGCACGGCCAGCCGCTTGCCTCCCGGATCCCTGACCGTGCCACCGGTCTCGTGCAGTTTGGCGATCTTCGATTCCGAGAAAACCTCGATGCCCATGCCCTCGATCTCGGGCGACACCAGAAACACCCGTTTGAACGTTCCGAAAAGACCGTGACCGGACGCGCCGCGCACACCCGGAGGGCCCTGAAGCTGTTGCTGTCTGAACCGTTTCAAAAATCCTTTACTGATACGATCCAGTCCATCCGCCAGCTCGAACTTAAGGACGCGGGGCGCGATTTTAATCGCCCTGTCCAGCGCCCGCGTATCGATTTCCGTGGTTAACTGCACCATGCCTACCACCCCACCAGTAAATGCCACATTCCCTCGTCGCCGCTTATGACATCGTTGATCCGCGCTTCCTGCTCGATACCTTCGGTGTCCTTAAGCGCGATACGATCGTCTTTTTTATTGACCGAGGCAATGCCGGTTGCCTCATCCCGGGCGATGAATATTTCCGCCTGCTTCTTGAGCGACCGGTATACGTTCTCCTCGGTCGGCGACAGTTCATACCGGACAACCATAGCTTGGATAGTCTTGGGAACGCCACCTCCGGCCGTGTAAATGATTTCCTCGGCAAACTCATCCGGATTCAAAAACACCGGAGCATCACCGGCTATCCGATCCTTTAAGCTCATTTGAACACCTTCCCGGCTATCATTTCCGCGAAATGAAACGCGAGGGTCACCAGTCCTCCGCCGAAACTGACAACCGCCAGAAAATAAACCGCCTGCTTGAACTTATCCGCCCACTCGGAACTTTCCTTGACCAACGGCATGAACTCGTCCATCTTTTCTTTGATCTGGCAAATCGTTTTCGACAGCCCGTTGTCGATCCGGTCTTTGATGTGTTTTACGTCGCCGGAAAGTTCGACGAACCTGATATCTCCGTCCCGTAGTTTCTCTTCATGCTCTTTCAACTGCGCGCGAAGAAGTTCGTTTTCCTTAGCAACGGATTCGTGCCGCTCCCTGCAGGCTTCCCTCGTTATCATTTCATCGCCCATAGCATTAAACCTTTTCTTCGATAATCTCCCGGGAACAAGGTAAATTCTTTCCCGATTCTTGGTGACCGCATACATGGATATAAGCCCTGTACTTTTTATCCTTAAAGCCGGTCTTGACCTTTTCGTAACGCGATAACGCATCCGTCTTCCCGATGATTTCTTCTTTCAGAAGAATCGGATCCTTATCCGCTTTCGTTTCCTCGGATACTTCTTCGATTTCCAAAAACCTTTTTGTTTCCTTGGCTGACATCTTTCACCTAAACCATTCGATATTTTTTCTTGAGCCACATAAACAGGATCCGAACCTGCGCGTCAGACAGCGCCTTTTCGTAAACCCTCGCCCAAGCTACCTCTCCCGGGAAATAACCGGAGTTCACCGGATTGTAACCGACATAAAAATTCGTAGGCCCGTCCAGCCGCGGCCGGTCAAAACCGGCACTCGCCGTGTTAGTGCCTTTAAGTTTCCCGTCCAAATAAAGCCGGACTTTCCTGTCTGACGAATTAAAGCTTCCGACAACGAAGTACCAGCGGTTCAGTTTCGGGGCATCTGTCGAAACCTGCCTCTCCTCTATGCCTGAGCCGTTTGTCACTTCGACGATAACCGAAACGCTGTTCTGATTGATGTAGTACCGCAAGACCGCGCCGCGTCTTAAACTGCCGTCGGACGTCCAATACCAGTTCCCCATTATTCCGTCCGCGTTAACCGTGTCCTTTATGGAACGCTTATACAGCGCGCATAACGAAAACGATCCCGCTATATTCTTAAACCGCTGGAAAGTTCCGAAATCGACGCGGTCATCGATACCGTCGAACTTCAAGAGGCTGGTAAAAAACGGGTCGCATGATCTGGATGCGCCTGTAATCGTCCCGTGCTGTCGGTATCCCGACTGATCGAGAACCTTATTCCCCGCGTTCTCGCTGAAATCCGCATCCAGAATAACTTTGTTGCGGATGTCGCGCAGTCCGGCGATTACCGGAGGGATATTGCGCATGGATACGACGGCCGGGTTTTGTTTTTCCATTACCTGCATCGCTTCCTGCCTTTTATCGTTTATACCGAACGACGTTAAACGGCCGGATCCGTATCCTGTCGATTTTCGGCGACGTTCCGGACGACCCGTCACAGCGCAAATAAAAATACTTCGCACCCAGAACCGATAACGTCATTTTTAAATTTGAATTCACCGTCACCCTCTGCCCTTCATGAAAAACGTGATCCGCTTCGTCCTGCCCGAACAGCGGCGTTATATCCCACTCCGGCGACGTCCCGCTGAGCTTGACAAATATTTCGATAAATTCATAACCCGTCAAATCGAAGCAGTTGTCGTAGTTAGCAGGATTGCCCGCGTCATCGGCCGTCACGTTTTCCCTGACGGTAATAAAAGGCCCGAATTCAAGACTCGAAAACTTTCCGGGGTCTACTATCGAATAAGGTCCGTTCATTGCATCAACTCCTCGTTAAAGAAACAAGGGGGGCATAACGCCCCCCTCGTTTTATGCGATCTTCAAAAGATGAGCAAAATACGGATCAATGACCAACTCGTCCACATGCTGACGCACGCGGAAGATATCGCTCCGGATTTCCTCAGCCCTGTACTGCTCGACAACCGCGTTCTCCGGACTGTCGGACACCCACAGAAACGTCCTGCCCAAGCCGGGCTGGGAAAGGTCCTGCCCGTCCGTTATCACAAGCCCCAGAAGCGCGTACAGATCGCTCCAGATATCGCCGCTGACGAACGGTTTGCCTTCTTTCGCGGTATTGCGGATCGCCTTGCCTTCGAAGATGTACTTGATCCCGAAAAGATCGGCGAGCGCGGTTCTAACCTCCGCATCGGTCGGCCGGGCCGTATACTTGATGAGATCGATGATCTCGGAGTTCGCCTTGAGCCGTTCGATGTTGGTCGAACTTAGAACCAGCGCGTTCGGCACGATGCCGCAATTCGCGCGCACCTTGGACTTGGCGTCCCTGACCTGCTTGACCACCTTGGTCGCGATATCCGACCACGGATTGGCCGAATGATCCGTATACAACGCAGACCCAGCAAAAACGCCCGTATCGAACAACAAGTCCGCGATACGTTTTTCCTGCGCCTGAAGGACGCGCCGGGTCGTGATCTTGCTTGTCACCAGTTCCGCGTCGAAGTCGCTGGCATACATCGCCCGCTCGGAATCGTCGAGCGCGCCTTCGAGCCCGTGCTCCTGACAGTTATACGACTTGTCCTTGGCGCTGAACCCGTCGCGGTTGTAATTGCCCCGCGTCGCGCGCTTGGTGTCCGCGTCCCGGGTAATACTTTCCCGGGTGATCGCGGGGAAAACGGACTTTTGTTTCTGAGTCCTGAAAATCGGCAGGACCTGCGTGCCGATAAACTCGTTTTCCTGCTCCACGTATTCCATCACGGCAACACCCAGATCCATTCTCGGCGTCGCCCTTGTTCCCGAATATTCCACTCCCATGGTAAACCTCCTCTTGACGTTTTTATGTTAAGCCAACAAACCTTCGATGACTTCGAGATCGTTTGCCGATACTTCCAGCGCTTTCCCGATGATCGACCCGCTCACCGTCGCGCTGATCTTGCCGTCGTTGGCGCCGTAGAAATCCCCGCCCGCGCTAATAGCGCCGTCCGCCACCATCTTGAACGTCCTGCCGGTCGTCTTGAGATTGACCGTGACAAAATCGTTCTGAGCGGCCTTGGCCGCGGTAATTCCGATAAACGCTTCCCCGGCATCGGCGTATTCGACCTGCGAACCGCTTCCGGCGCTCAATTTGACCCTGCGGAACGCCTCAAGGTCTTCCCCTGCGGTAAATGCTTTTGCTCCCAAATTTTCCTGTGACATCTCATGCCTCCTTGTTTTTTTGAGCGGTCGCCTTTAACGCGTCGGTCATGCTTCCGCCGTGTTCCTGTTGATATTTCTTCGCCCGTTCCAGATGCGTCGTCGGCTTCTTTCCCGGCGCGTCTTCGGCATCAGGCCCCAAAGGCGGCACCGACGCTTTCTGCAGGCCTTCAAGCTGTTTGTCCTGAAACTTGATCACCGCGTTTTCGAACGTGGTGCCGCTTTCCACCGTTTCGAGAGCGAGATCACCCATGTCTTTGAAGACTTTCGATTTCTTCAGGATTGCGACAGCCCGTTCGCGCTCTTTTTTGATTCCCTCTTCAACCCCGAGCGCGTGTACGGAGTTGTAAAGCGCGGAGTGTTCCGCCTTGAATTTTTCCAATGTGAGTTCTTCAGACATTTGCTTTTCCTCCTTTTTATTTCTTCCATACCTGTCTAAAAACACGATCACTCTTTCAACCGCCTCCGGCTGATTGAGGAATCTATCTAAAAAGGCCGTCATTTCCGCCGACGGCCGGACGCTTTCCGAGAAGAACGGCATCCCGAAAAGACCGTTGTTTGCCGCGGGATCATCGACGATGTCCACGGACAAAAGCTTCTTCACGCGGATAAAGGGCGGCAAATCCTCTCCGTCCTTTGTTTTCTCGGCGCGGAATTCTTCGTCCCAATGGATGACCATTGAAGACCCGAACGCTTGGCTATCGCTTTCCGCAAGATTCATGACATAACCGGCCAAGTCGCCGTCAGGCATCTCATGCGCAGTCTTATCGATATGCAGGTCCGCGCGGACGATGTCACCGTCACGCCTGAAATTCTTCGCCCTACCCAAGAACGTGCCGAGCGCGGTGCTCGACATATTCGGATGCCCGAACCGCGATTTGACCCCGGCCTTTGCCTTATTCCCGAATTCAACGATCGAATCCAACGCTATGTCATCGAACTCCCCCCTTTCGTCATGCGTGACCCCTTTGGTCACGACAGCAAACCCTTCAATAGCCTCTTCCTTACGATTAACGCGCACATCGCCGCTTCTGACGACATCCGCTCTAAAATAAATGTCTTTATTTGCCATCTTTCACTCCCTCGGATTCATGGATCGAAACATCAATCTCGACCGGCATTGCCATTTGCGTTTTTGCCCCCAGCAGGATCTTCTTCGATCTCTTGGCCGGTATTTTTTTGCGTGTCTTTTGTTTTGTTTGCATCCTGCACCTCTATCCCAAGTTTTTTCATCTTCTCCTGCTCGCGCTTACGCTGTTCGAAACATTCTTCCCAGTCCTTGCCATCCTGCGCGTAGAGATCAGAATAGGTCACGATGCCGTTTCTTAAACCGACCTCCGCGGCCTGCGCTTCTTTAAGCGGATCGACCCATTCCCATCCCGGCGCGATCCACGACGCGCTCGTCCACCGTTGCCGGTTTTCATAAAACGTGTCCGCCTTAAGTTCTCGTTTGAGATACGCCTCTTCCAGCACCATGTCCCAGACCGGTTGGCAGAATTTCTGCGCCAGCCATTCCTGCCGCATCCGGAAATAACGCCGCGCTTCAAGCAGAGCCGCCCGAGCGCTGGAATAATTCGTTTTCGAAAAGTCCTTGGCTACGAGTTCGTACGGAAGGCCCAGCGCCGCCGAAATTGCTTTCAGGATGCGGTCGACAAACGGCTCGAAACTCGATCCCGGCCGCTGGGGATTAAACGAAGTGATGCTTTCGCCCGGCATCAAGTGCTTGATCATGCCCGGCTCCATACTTTCGATAAACTGCCCGGCCGCGTTCCTCTCGAAAGCACCGCCTGCCGACACATCCATGGACGCTTCCGAAGTGATGAAAAGCGAGAAACACGCGGCGATCCTCGCGGCCACGAGTTCGGCTTCCGCGTATTCCCCGAGATCCTTAAAATAAGATAAAACCGGCGCAAAGAACGGCACCCCGCGCGTCTGTCCCGAACGCAAAACGTAGTAAAGGTGGAAGACATTGCGCCTGCCGTATTCATTGAACGCCGGGACCTCCATAAATTCTTTTTCCGCCCGTTTGGCGTAAAGAATATCGCCGGGATGGGTCTTCTGAATGAAGTAAGAAACTGCCTCTCCTCTTTCGCCGATGCGCACGCCCGATCTGATCGATTTATCGCCTCTTTTTTCCGGAGGGGTATCCAGACGGTCGGATTCGATAACCTGTAAAGCTATCCTGTAAGGACGCGACGGATCATCTATCATCGTAGGAACAATCAAAGCCTCGCCGTTTTCAAGAATTTGCCGGTCGACAAGCTGTTGGATCTCGTAAAAATCCATACGCCTTCCTGCATCGGCAAACGGCGTCCAAAGCTTCCAGACGCGTTCCGCGTCCTTTTGAAACTTTCCGGCCGAGGTATCATCGATGCCGAGTTGTTCTTTATCGACACGCGACTGCGGACGAATCCCTGAACCGATCACGTTGACTGTCATGGTGGAAGTTATGCCTGAAGCGTGAGCATCGTTGCGGTTTAAATCGCGGCTCCTCTCGCGGATGTCCTTCAATTCCGGAAGAAGGTCCGTATCCGCGGATCCGCCGCCCGGAATCCATGACGACCGTAACCGGTCACGCGATGCGCCTTTATAAGAACTGAATGATCTGGCAACTTTGATAGCCTCGCGGTACATGCGCCGCTTGAGGCCCGCACGAGGTGAGAAAAAAGAAATGAAACCGTCCAGACGCTCGGATAATTTTTCCGTCAACGGCGTTTTCATGACGGCCTCCCGAATGAAACGAAGGTAGTCGTCCCGCCCGAACCGGCAATCTCGCGCCTGAGTTGATCGCGTAATTTGTAGAGATCCTGAAGCGGGATGTACTGAAGGTTGCGGCCGCCGATCGAATACGACTGCACCGCGCCGCCGGTTATCCGGGCGTTAATCGCGGTCTCGACGTTATCGAGCATTTCCTGCTTTGTAGGTGCGGCCATGCGTCCTCCTCAAAAACCCAATAAAAAAACCCGACTCCCCCTTGCGCAAGGAATCGGGTTTTTACTGCCTATTGGGCGCGGCAACAGTGATCAGCTGTCCCGCAACAAACTTGTTTTCTTTTATATTACCTGAACACAGTCTTTTAACAATGGGGTCGTTACCAAGATTTGGAATAATTCATTTTTACTTCTCGCTTTCTTCAACGCTCTTGAAACACGTTCCGCAGTCCCTGCACCGGTGATACCGGATCGGAAGACGGCTGGCGTAACACGTGATATTTTTACTTTTGCATTTCGGACATTTAACCGGGATAAACCTGACACCGTATTCCAGACTTTCATCGTTCGGACGGCCGCGGGATTTCTCCGGAGGCCGGGAGTCACCGTGGTTCGGGAGCCAGTTTGTTTTTCGTTCTATCCATCGCCCCATTAAATCCACGATCCTTTCGTTTTGCGAAGCCATCCTCCCCTCACCGATTCTTCCGTGACCGGCTGATGAACCCGCGGGGCGTCTTCCTTGCGCATATTGAGGGCCCGGATGATATCCGCGGCCGCCAGCGCATAGACTTCCGCGTCCAAGTAGTGATTGGCCGCGGCCTCTTTCTTTTTTTGCCAGACTTCCTTGGCCTTGCCGGTTGTTCGGTTGCGGATGAGAACTTTATGCTCGGAAGTAAACTGCATCAGATAATCATCTGCGGGATTCTTGAAAATATGCCACTTGCCCGGGTTCTTCGATGTGACAAGACGGTTGATCTTGTCTTTATACTGAGTGACATTCAAATTCCAGAGCACAAGGCCGCCGGGAATGACCGCGCCGGTGCGGGAATTGATATCGATCTTGTTCGCGCGGTAGAACCGGCCGCCGGTGATTTCTTCAAGCCCTTTAATTGCCTTTGTCTTGTCCGGCCACTCGCGGCAAAAACGGTATACCTCATCCGTCCGGAACCCCGAATCGATGCACGACATATAAACACTTAACGTTTCTGCCGAACTCACCCTGCGGTATTCGGTCTTGAACAAACAATCGATAACGTCGCCCAAGTACTCAACTCTGTCGGCCCGGATAAGCCACGATTCCTCGTAATATCCCCAGCCGCGGATAACATAATAAAAATGATCCTTCTGCACGTCGACACCGGCCGTCAGTACCAATACCTCATCCGGGACAATGCCCTGATCGTAATCACGCGCCAGATTGCGCACCTTATCAACCGTGGTTTCTTCGATCTTCTCTTCCCAAACCTCGGCAAGCCACGAATTGACGAAGTTCATTAAGAGTTCAACATAGTCTTTTGATTTCAGAAACTCGGATGCGATATCGCTCCATGTCAGCCACGGCGAATACAGAGAACTCACCCAGAAACCCCGGTTGCGGTTATGCTCGCCTTTCTCCGAGATCCATTCGCCCGAAAGCATCATCTTCTGTTTATGGATATCATCGATGCGCTTCTTGCAATGCGAGCACTCATACCACGCCAGCCGGTTATTCTTTATTCTCTCGGCTGATGATTCTTCTTTCGGCCACTTGATCTGCCCGAAAAGTAAAACTTGTTTCTTCCCGCAATGCGGGCACGGCACATGAAACCTGCGCTGGTCGGACTTGTCGTATTCGCGGAAGATATAGCCTTCGCGCGTGGTCGGTGTTGAAACCTTGACCGTCTTTTTATTCCAGAAAGTTTTCTGGCGTTCGGACGCCAGCTTGATCGGATCCGCTTCCCGGCCAGAGAACTTCGGGTACTTGTCGACCTCATCCAAAAAGAGATAGCGGATAGGCCGCGAGGCAAGGTCTGCCGGGCTGTTGGATCCCGCGAAATAAAGAATCATCCGGTCGAAATGATATTCAAGTTTCGTGATATCGTCCGTATTGATCGGAATGTATTTGCTCAAGACCGGCGAGCATTCGATCATCGGCCGGACACGGTTATACGAAACGCTCTTGGCATCATCCGCGCGAGGGGAAACCATCAGTGTCGGGCCCGGATCCTGATCGATGATAAACCCGAGCATGTTGTACATCGCCTCGGTCTTGCCGACCTGCGATGCCGCCATGACCGTGATCTCATCGACATAAGGGTC